ACTTAACCGGAACGGTGTGGACATTGCATCATTAGCCCAAGCTGTTAACACCTCTTCAGACCAAATCCTTGCCGGTATTAACTCTGTATCACAGGCAATCTGCGGTCTCGGTAACCAAATGGGTCAGAACACCAACAGTATCCTGACTGCGATTATGCAAGGTAACAACGCTCTGACATCTCAGATCTGTAGCTGTTGCTGCGATATGAAACAGCTTGTAACCACACAAGGATACGAGAGTCAGCTTGCAATGTGCAACCAAACTAACGCATTAATCAACACTGCTAACCAAAACACATTGTCATTGCGTGACGGTGCTACTGCCAACACGAATGCTATCCTTGCCAAACTTGATGCAATTCAAAATCAGGCATTGCAGGACAAGATCGCATCTCTTACTGCGGAAAAGGCTACTTTAACAGCCGAAATATCCCAGCGTAATCAGAACGCCACTATCCTGAGTGCAGTAGGACAACAGATTGCTCCTTTGGCAGCCGGATTGCAGGCATTACAAAGCGATGTTGATGGAATCAAATGCAAGCTCCCCAATACTGTGAGTGTTCAATACCCCAATTTAACCGCTATTAATACAGATTGTTTCCGTGCAGCCGCCTACGGTGCATATATGGGTGACGCTGTATACGGACGTAGTGGATGTGGTTGCAACAACTACTGGGGTTAATCCGGTAAGAAAGGAGGTAGATATGTGGCCTAACTTTTTTACAGGATTCCCATTCCCATCAATCGGAAGAGCAAACTTCAATACTCTTCCTACGGTGGCTGTGACAGTCGGTACGGAGAATGTTACTCTTGAACTCCCTAACCATGCGTTCCGTAACAGGGATTATGTTGGGGGATTCTATATCAGTCTCCGACAAGCTATACCTGCCGGTACGACTGCTACACTTCCGATATTGATAGGAACTAATGGGGACACAAGACCGTTGATGGCTTATAACAATGAGCCTGTGACTGTTGCAAACTTGGCTGGAACCGGCATCTATGAGATTCATTATAACAAGTACACCAACGAATTGTATCTTGTTAATGGAGGGTACAGACCGACAACGGCTCCGGCTCCTACAGTAGAAACCGCTTCTTTACGGAGCAAGTAATAATTAACATGGAGTTTTGTGGTGGTTCCCAAAATGGGAATAACCACACTCCTTAAAATTAAACAATCATGTTTCAATCACTTCGTACCAATAACCAATTGTATATACTTCATAAGGATGCTAACCCGTTTATCGAATACGGTCCGGTGGTCAGCGTTTCCGCTCCCAAGCCGAAATATCCTATGGCATCCCCTATGGGACAGTTGCCCCAAATGGAAATGGTTGTGGATGTTGTTGTCTGCATCAACGGGCAGAACACGACATTCCAAAATCTTCCTGCCGGCATGGATATAGCCGACTTCGGACAGAACGGGAATATCGTAGTGTCATGCTCGCGTGATGCTATGAATAACGAGGTCGCTTCTATGAAACAGAAAAGCATAGACATCATCAACAGCATGGACTTCCACAATTCCGTCATTGCAGGGTGTGACAAGATGCTTACGCTCTTGAACCCTGAATTTGCCGAGAAACAACGTCAGGAGCAGGAAATATCCTCTCTGAAAGGGCAAATGGCGGAAATGAGCAAGAATATGTCTGACCTTATGGATTTGAACAAACGGCTCATGGAACAGCTCGGAGTGGTTGAAACATCCAAAACAAAGAAATGATTATGGGAATGTGGGAAATATTAGAAGAAGGGCGTGACGATTACGGACGCGGCTTCGGTATGAGAGGTGACGAGGTGGAGGAAGCCTATAAGGAAGGCTGCCGCAAAGGTTACGAAAAAGCCATGAGAGAAATGCGCGGAGAAATGGGTTTCCGTGATGGCGGAAGAAGTTATTCAGGTGGTGGAAGCTCATCCGGCATGGATGAACGCAGATACCCCGGATACTTTCCTGAATATCCGCGTATGGATGACATGGGCGAACGCAGACGCAGACGCGCCAACGGTGAGTTTTATTAATGGTGGAGGGGTGGAATGCCCCTCTTTTTAAATTAAAGTTAAGTTATGGAACAGAGATTGGATACATATAGCAAATTCCCATCAGGAATGAAACTTTACTTGGAATCGTATGGATTCCATTTCAGCAAGAAACTTTATGAATGGGCCGTTTCAAAAATGAAGGTGAAAGACGAAGCCACGGGCAAAGAGAAAAAGCTGGAGCCGTGGAGCAAAGATGAAGTGGACGATATGCTGAAAGCGAACGGAATTACCATTGAGCACGACAAGGGTTATGACGTTGCTTATGTCGCAAACATGCTGAAAGCGGATTTCTATAAAAAATCATTGGTTGACGAGGCTCACTTATGCAAGCATATAAAATGCTACCTTGATGATATTGATGGCGATCCTTGCAGGGCATTTGACGAGTTCTTTGCCACCTGTATAGGTAAAGGGATTCCTGTAATCTGGTCGGATGTGATATGATTATTCAGGAGTTCTACATACCGAAATATGGAGACTGGCACGTCAAAGTGTATTATGCGGTACACACCTATTGGGCGGATCGGATCATTATGGACCTATACCGTATAGGATGCAGGGGGGATTCCCTCAAGCGTGCGTATCGCAATCTGACCGAAGGCAGAATGAATACCGGTCTAACCTATTCGGACTACAGGAGAAGAGAAACAGTAATGGTTATCTCACTAACCTCTACCCCCGAAGAGTTTCAAAATTCGTGGGACCACGAAAAAGGTCATTTGTGCCGGCATATCTCCAAGGCTTTCGGGATTGATCCTTATGGAGAGGAAGCGCAATATCTCAGTGGATATGTCGGTCAAAAGATGTTTCCTGTAGCCAAAAAGTTCTTATGTGAACATTGCAGAAAGGGAATGGAAAAATAATAATCGAACAGAAGCGTTCTTTGACTTGTTGGAATTACCGTTTTTACAAAATAGTCGTGAAATTATATACATAAATCCAATAAAATTATATATCTTAATTATATGATATTATTGGAATAACAAATACCTTATTCTATCTTTGAGCCGAATTTTAAATTATAGATGGAAATGGAACAAGAAAACAACAATGCGATTCTTTCTTTTGAAGACTTTAAAAACCAAAACGGCATCGTTTATTGGTGGGCCTCAAAAGTAATGGTTATGCTTGGATATAATGATATGAAAGCATTTTGTAAAGTTCTTGACCGCGCGACAAAGGCTTTTGTTTCGCTCAACATTCCTCATTATGAAAATATAATAGCTGTGAAACGCAATAATAATGGTGTTGAGTTCCAAGACTTCAAACTTACACGTTTTGCGTGTTATCTTGCTGCTATGAATGGCGATCCAAAGAAGCCAGAAGTAGCATTGGCGCAAGCTTATTTCGCACAGCAAACACGAAAATTTGAATTATACATTGAAAACAATCAGGAAATAGACCGCGTGCTAATACGTGAAGAACTTGCAGATGGAAACAAATCTCTCGCTTCAACAGCAAAAGCCGCAAATGTTACTGATTATGCAAAGTTTCAAAATGCAGGTTATCTGGGTATGTATAATTATGGAATCGTGGAAGCTTGAAAAGAAACGTGGCGTTAAAAAAGGAAAGCTATTTGACAGAATGAGCCGTACCGAACTTGCTGCCAATCTATTCCGTGTTACCCAAACCGAAGAGCTTATAAAGAGTAAACAAATATCTGGACAAGCTAATTTAGAACAAACACACTATACTGTTGGAAGACAAGTCCGAAATATAGTAGAACAAAATACTGGGCGCAAACCTGAACAGTTGCCACAAGAAAAAGAATTGCCTATAATTAAAAAAGCTCTTAAAATGACAGCAAAGGAAATGAAAAAGATTGATAAATAATTTTTTCGAATTGTAGTTTTGTTCTGCAATCTAAAGGTGCAAAAAAAGATACCCCCCATACATCTACACTAGTGAGCTACGGTCAACGTAGCCTTTCAATGTATCAAGGGCTATCTTCATGGCGCAAAGATAAAATTAAATATTCAAAAACGCAAAATAAAGTAACTATTTAGCATTAAGCGGTAATCCCCAACGGGTTTTACCGCTTTTTTTATGTTAACAGAATATGGAAGAAGATAAGTTGAACATATTGCTTGAACATGCTGATGATGTGCCTCACTGGTATTTCTGTCGTTTACTTGCTGTGATGCGATGGAACGTATAGAGAGGTGGATATACAGGCTGATACCTCTTGCCGTGTTGGCAAGGGTGATATCGTTGTGCCTGTAATTCTCCCTAATTTTATAAGGCTCCCTAAATATTTAGTTTAGTGGTAGCTCACTGGGATACCTTACTCATTTCTTCGTGTACTAGTCTGCGAAACTCCTCACTTTTTGCAAAATTCCCTATCTGTTCGCCTTTGCACATATCGTAAGTTATGAAAGTTTTTAAGAGAAAGACGTCCAACCCTACAGCCTTGAATCCCATCGCAATGCCTTCCCGGCAGGTGGCGAACACATTTTCACGATGCCCACCATCTACTTCTTCGGTCGAGAAGTTAAACGAATAGCTATTATTGATCTCGAAGTACCGTTTCATCAGTTTTGTGCCTGTAAAGTTAATTCCCATCCGCTCGGCAAATCGGGAAAAGATGTGTGGAGGAAACGCAAGAAGAACCATTTTACCTTTGACGAAGGTAGGCATATAGGCATACTTGCCATGCCCGGTATCGTGGTAGCAGACGAAGGAGATACGGCAATCATCTCCTATCTCTTTTTTGCTGTGAGCCTCCCATAATATCAGCCACTTGTTTTTTCGCACAGTGGTGACAAAAGAGTGGATACGCACCGGAAACAGAACGGATTTTTTGATTATCCGGATGACCTTAGCGTCCTTGCCATCGGAGATAGTGAGCACGTTTGGATAATCAGCTCTTATTTCGTCAAGCAATTCTTCTGCTGTCATGGTTGATGTTATCATAATTAATATGTTTTATAACATTAATAATTTGTTGCTCGTTAATTCAAAAAGTTGCACCTTTGCATCGAACATCAACGATGTTAGTCGCACTTCGG